CCTGCTGATAGGTGACGCCTTCATCCTGGATGATGGTGCGGACCTGATCGATCACCGGATCTTTGGTGCGAAAGTTATATGATTTGTAGAATTTGACCTTGGTCACTTAGCACCTCCCGCCGGAAACAGTTTGTCACCCTTGTGTTTAATGAGTCCTTTGTCCTTGCTGCGCGAGACACCCGCATAGAAGCTGGCAGACGGCAAACCGGCCCTCTCCCAGTGCTCGCGTAAATCCTGGTACAGGATTCCAGGGTTCTTCTCGACAAGGGCCTTGAGGAACTCCTGTTGATTGATCTTGTACCTGTTATACTTGCCATTCGGCTTGCTGGGCCGCTCATCGGCATCAACGATGGGCCCGATCTCATCGATCCTCCCACCGAGCTTCTTGAGCACCAGCAGGGCATCGTAGACTTGTGCTGATGCAATTCGCGCCACTATTCGCATTTGTTTCGTCACGGGTTTTTTCCTTTCCCAAAACCTTTGATAACGACCTTCACGCCGCTCATGCGGCCTTTCCATTTCGGCTGCCTTGTGTTGGCTCGCTTCTCCTCTATACGTTTCGCCTTGTCGATGCCGCCGCGCTGCGCATCGGTGATCTCCTTATGACACTTGGGGCATAGCACGCGGCAGTTCTGCAACGAATTGTCGCCGCCCAGGGCCGCCGCTCTTCTGTGATCGTACTCTGGACGACGACCCCCGAAAGCCTGGGTGCAGATCTCGCATTTGCCCCCGGCGCGCTGCCACGCGGCTTCACGGGTTTCTTTGCTGAATTCGGCGCGATCTGTTCTCATGTGAGGGTCACACTATTACAAGTGCCGCCGGTCGGCCAACAATTTTTGCGCGACCTCAAGCACGTCTTGTTTCGACTTCTCGAATTCGGTCTTTTTCATCGCTCGCATGCTCTGGCTCAGTGCCCGCCAGATGGTCACCTGGGTGCCGATCACTTCGCAGATCACGTAAGTGTCTAATTCGGAAATGAAGCTTGCAGCCTCCAGGGCTTCAGCATTGGTCCGGAAGTGCATCTTGCGCTGTGTGCAATAGCCTGCCTTGATCAGGCAGTACTTGCGCAGGTGGTCCATCGACGGGAAATCCTCGGCCAGGGATTCCGGCAGCGTCTGCCAGTAATCCGTCAGCTGAGCGAAGTAGTGATTATGGCTGGCGCGCGAGCGGTCGGAGATCTCCTCGACCTCGACCACTTCGCCCTTGCCATACAGCTTATCCATCCGTTTGGCGTGATAGAGTGAGGCGGTCTGAAAATTGCCGTCGCCCAGGTAAATGAGCGGTATCATCCGTAACGCTCCTTGAGCGTCCCGACGATCTCGGCCACGCCATCGAGGAAAGTCTCGACCTCGTGCTCCATGACCTTGATGATGTTGTCATCGCGCTCGAAGCGCTGCATCCAGAAGCGCATGGTGGCGGGCAGGCGCGGATCGTAGGAGACGAAATCGCACCATTGCCTGCCGGTGCAGGCCATTTGCCACTGCATCTGTTTGCGATACTTCCCGTCGATCTCGCCGCTGAGAAGGGTTTGAATGTGGGTAGCGCTGTTCGGGCACTTCGCCTCGATCAGACCCAACCCGCCGACGAGACCGTCTGGACTGGCATGGGTGAAGGGAATTCTCGGATGGCGAACGAGCCCGACCGACTTGACCTCATTGCCAGAGATGAACTCGTAATTGGCCAGGGCTTCGGATTCCGTTTCCTTGCCCCACTGCATGGCCGGACTGGTATAGGTCTCGACCGGCATCCCGGTGATGCGCTCGATCACCAGAAGGGCCTCCAGATTGGCGCGCGAGGCTCCCCAGCCGGTTTTGGTGCGGGCCAGGGCCTCGTGGATCTGGGAAGCGCCCAGGCTCCCAGCGCGCGCCTGATGCCATTCTGGCGTACCCTGGATTAAGTCAATAAAGTTGTCATTTGCCATTGGCGGTAGCCTCAATGCGGCGGATCAGCTTGGCTTTGGCATCGAGGAATTCGGCGCGCGTAAGCTCGTCAAGATTGGTCCGGTTGTAGGACTTACAAACAAGTTCCTCGACGGCATTGCCTTGCGTGATCAGCTTGCGAAGCTCGTCATATTCGGCTTCGTTGATCAGCACCTCGCCCGGCTTGGGCGGCTTGCCGACCAGCTGGGCATCGTCATCCCTGGCCGCCGCGAGCCCCAGGACGGCTTTCAGCGTATAGCGCTCCAGATAGGTGGCGGTCGAACCCAGGGCCTGTACGGGGTTCTTGGAGCCGCTGGTGTCGTGCCCGGCGGTGAGGGTGGCGCGCCGGGAACCGCCTTGGACATGCTCCAGCACGCAGGTGATGGTGAGCATCATGCCATCGACCTTGGGCTCGAATGAATAGCTCAGACCATGCCGGGCCAGGATGGGATCGACATATTCGGCAATCTTGGCCAGATCCTCGAAAGCATATTCGGTGCGCTCGCCGGTTCGCCTGGAATCAAACCCGGCCGTCTCGGTCTTGCGGATGGGCTTGATCTCGGCCCTGGCGGCGCCGAAGGCGGCAATGAAGGCCTTGCGGGCCTCGTTCGCCTCATAGCGCTCCTGCAGGTCCATCATGTCCTTCAGGATCTCAGGGGTGGCGCCATCGCGCAGGGCCTGGGTGATGGCGGCAAGCGGCCCGGCGGGGCGAAGCTCAGACATCGGCGGCTGATTCCACAGGGGCACGCCCATGGTGGCGGATGCAGGTATGTCAGTCATGGTTTTTCCTCCATGTTAAGTTGACGAGCAGCTTCCTCCGCCTCTCCGCGAGTGCTGAAATAGTCGTAAGGACCAGCATAGTCGTCTTCATCATCTGTGTGCCAGATCGTATAGGCGACGACCTTGATAACGCGGAACTTGGATTGTTTCTTGGTCATGGAATTTTCCTTTCCGATTAGCGGCCACTGAAAGTGGCGATTACCAGATAGAGGACGCCGAAAGCGATTGCGGTATTACCCCAGGATGCGTTAGTCCAGTCAGCGAAGGTAAAACAACTGCCGAAGGCATCCGGCGTTGCTAAGCATTGTGCGATGGTCATGGTTTTCCTCCATTGTTGCAGTGATGAAGCAGGGTGCCACCCGCGTGCGTTGCATCGAAACGGCACCATGCATAGCTCTCCTTTCCCTTGTTCTTGGTCTCTGGGAACCAGCGCAAGCGGCCGATGACGACAACATCGCTGCAAGTCGGCATGAACGGCTTTGCCTGTTGTGTCGCGATCCAGTCGAATTCGAGCAGCAGCCATGTCGGCGCGATCTTCTGGAAGTGATCGATGAGCCGGTGCATCAATTCGCGAGTGTAGGGCGGATTGGTGATGATGGCGTCGACCTCGCCATAGCTGTCGAACGCAAGAGCGTCCTTGCCGAAGCGGATATCGCCAAAGTAAACGCATCGCAGGCCGACCGCCTCCAGGTGCCGGACCAGGGCACCGTCGCCACAGCAAGGTTCAGCAAAGGCGTTGATGCCGTTCAGATGCGGAATCAGCGGAACCACTGCATCCCATTGCGTGACATAGAAGTCGGCTGCGATGCGTTCGAAGTTACTGCGTTTGCCCAACGGCGCGCCCCCAGTCGATCTCGCCGGTCTCAGCGAAATGACGCAATACACTGGCGGCCTGCTTCGCGCTCGCGTGCTTAGCCCGCTCAGAGACTGGCGTGAACAGTCGCTGACTGTCGTTCCAGTCCAGGCCCAGCCATTTGCTTGCCGTCGTGGCGTAATTGCTGCTGTGGCGGGGGCGTACTCCCATCATGCGGCAAGCATGCCCGGCGATGCAGGTGTCCCAATGCATCATGTTGAAGCTGTCGTTAAACAGGCGGTATTCGCGGTCGCGCTCTTCGAGGTTTTCGAGACGGTCGGCCAGGGCGTGCAAGTCCTCCTTGTTGCGCGGCGTGACATGGGTGTCGGAACTCTGGTCGTAGGGCATCGGTTTCTCCTTTCCGTTACAAGACATCTTTGTAGGCTAGGCTTGGCAAAGTCAACGAAACACATAGACCGGCGTGCTTCTGGCGTGCGATTTTGGGGTCCGCATCTGATCCATTGCCCCCGTCATGACCAGGATATTCTGCTCAATGGCCAATCTGATCAGTCGGCCCCAGGCATTGTGATGCGTGGGCAGGCCGATGACCGGAGTCAAAGCGAGGCGGATCTCTTCGCCGGTCGCGCCATTGTGAAAGCGGTCTTTCAGCCGGGGCATCAGCCGCAGTCCCTGGATCATCCATTCCACATTGTTGGCCCCGACCCGCGCCATTCCCCGGTCGCGTTCGGCGCGCGCACTGGTGTAGCCAAACAGGTCAGGGCCATCCGGGGGTTTTCGCTTCACCATGTCGCGATCACCTGCATCCCGGCGATGGTGGCGCTGACGATGACGAGGGTGGTAAAAGCCCAGACCAGCAGAACCTGAAACATGCCATGCACGATAGCTCTCCCTTATTGTGATGGGGGGCCGAAGCCCCCCGGTTACCTTACAAGCCCCAGTTTTGAGCGCATATGGGGCCGATGCCGTTCGCGATGCTGACCGGGTCGGTCAACTCCCGGCCGCAGCACGAGCACTGTCCGGTGCGCTTGCCGTAGTCCTGGGCGGCCTTCGACGGATTGGCGGCGATGACCTTCAGGGCGTCGAGAATGCCGTCCTGGACGGTGCTGACCGGGTGCCAGACGCCGCTGAGGAGCTTGCCCTGGTACTCCTTGCGCGAGGCGGTCTTGACGTATAGGGCGCCCGGATTCTTGCCGCTCGCCTTGGCCGGGGTGATGATCACGCCCTCAGCCCGGTAAGCCATCTTGTTCAGGCCTGCCGCCATCGCGGCTTCGAACATCTTGTGGATGGGGGCCATGTCGAGGGGCGCGGCGCCGACGACATCGGCATGCGCCTTGCGGGCGGCGCACTTTTCCATCATGGAGCGGGCAGCAGCCTCCTGGCGCGGGGTCAGCGAACCGTAGTTCTCCCAGGCCGCGACCAAGGAATTGGCGAAGCTGGACCAGGAAGAGGCGCCGACGAGGAAGGTGTAGAGGGGGGATGCAGACATTGGGTTTCTCCTTGCCAATGACCAACATATATACAAGGGGGACTTGTGGGTCAAGCCCCCCCCGTAAATTATTCTTGCGGGGCGTCGGCCTCCAGCTGGTCGGCAATCTCGCCCAGCTGGGCGGCAAGATCCTCCAGCTGGTCGGCGTTTATCCGCAGCTGCAGGGCCTTGCCCAGGGCGGCGAAGTCAGCCTTGCCGCTCTTCAGCCGCTCATGCAGCTGCGCGATGGCCTCGGCCGCGATCTGAGGCATTTCCCAATCCTCGGCCTCCTCGATATCGGCAATCAGTCGTTCCAGTTTCATGCACGTTCTCCTTCTGGTTAAGCGTGACCGGCAGGGCCGGAATAAGTGTCATTGCCCTGCCTGTAGGTATCGATGACCCACAGCACCCGTTTTTCGGATTCCGCGACCGGATTGGCGACGATGATGGCGCCACAGCCGCACAGGATGTGGTGCTTCTGGACCTCCAGCAGTTCGTGCTGGTGGTCGCAGAAGGCGCATTCGATGATCATCTTTTTCACGGCATGACCTCGATCTCATAGTCGCGCATCTCGTCGGCGGTGAGCGGGCGATCCGTCTTGAACTCGCCAAACGGCAAGGCCGGATCGTAGGGAAGGTCGTAACGCACCACCCTCAGATAGGTCGGCGCCTTCACAAGCTCCCAGCCCAGGCCGCGCGGCAGCGTAAAGCTGCTCGCCGGGCGATACTTCATGCGGTAGGTGGTCATGGCTTGGTTCTCCAGGCGTTCAATTCGGTGTGGAAGCGCGCGGGCACCTGGGCGACATCGGAATCACCGGCATCGGTGAAAAACGCAGGCAAGGCATTGTCGACCACATAGGCCCAGGAGCGGCAGAGAAGGCCGTCCACGTCGTTGCCGCGATCCCGCACCAGGACGAGCCGGATGTTGGTCTCGCCCGCGTGGCGTTCCAGGAGCGGCGCCAATCGCTCGTCGTGGTCGTGGTCGAGGATGTCGCCAGTCTCGGGATCGACAGTCTCGATGTCCCATTCGAAGATGATCCGGCTTCCCATCGCTCAGCCCTCCTTCTTGGGGACGCGCACGACCAGGACGGCCGGGACGATCTCGTGGTGGACGCCGAGACCGGCGGCATTCGCCCAGCCGATACGCTTGCTCAATTCAGCCTGGGCCAGCTGCAAGCTGCCCGAGAATCCGATGATGCGACCAAGGCGCCATGCATGGGTGTAGTCGCGGTGACTGGCCGAGCTACGCTTACTGACGGTGCCGTCAGACCAGCGTGCCTCATACTTGAGCGGCGGCGCCCGGCGGGTGGCGACAAGGGCCTCGCCCGCGAGTTCAGGATAGCGCTGGACGGCGGCCAGGACGGCGGCTTCCTCGCTGACCGCCTTGACCGACGCGACATGGGAATACTGGCCATGGAACAGCGGGGCGCCGGGAGCGGTGCGGACATCAAACTTGTAAAGACGGGCCATCGGTTTTTCCTTTCGAGTGGCGGGGTGACCATCCCCATCTAACAAGCCGCGCTTGTATTTGCAAGAGGGTTGTGCAATAATTTATTTGTCCTTTTCCGTGTACAAGCTTACATGGTGGATTGACGACAGGTTATTTTGCGTATAGGAGGCAGAATTGAGTAGTAAGCATCAACATTTCGTCCAGAAGGCCATCGACATCCTGGGCAGTCAGACCGCCCTGGCCAAGGCCCTCGGAATCTCGCAGCAGGGTATCTCTTATCTGCTGCGGCATACCAGCAAGCCGACCGCCGAAATGTCACTGCGGATTGAGAAGGTCACGAAGGGCAAGGTTACCCGGTCTCAGCTACGGCCGGATCTGTATGGCGGCTACAAGAAGAAGCCAAAGAGACCAGACGGCGACAGCACCAGTAATGCGTCACAGTCGTCTGCAGCTGCCGGTGAGGGCGTCACCCAGTAGGCTATCACCCCTACTCACTACCCTCTCCCTCACCGGCAGCGCCCCTTTCAGTGTGGTGAGGACTCATGAAGATGAAGATGATCATGGCGCGGCTGAAAGGCGGCGCCATCATCATGTATGAGCACAGCCAGGAATCCGGTCATGGCCGCTACAGCATCGACGGAAGGCTGCTCACGAAGCGTCAGATTGCAATTCTGAAACAGCGCCACAAGCTGCAGCCGAATGGCGATTTTCTCGACTTCTCAGGTAATGACTTACCGCAATCATGGAGCTTACATGGCGACAAGCGTTGACTGTGGGTTATGTCAGTCCTCCTACCATTATCGCGGCAGAAAAATCTGTGGATTGCATGGGATGTCCACTCCCTTCGCCCGCGCCGATGTGACACTGTGTGGACCTGACGCGCGCGATTTCCGGGCGCTGGGTGAAGGGTCCGACAATGTCAAAAATCGAAAGGCTAAAGAGCCTGGGGCTGACGGCTGAGCAGTTCCAGGTGGTGATGGAGGTTGTAGCAGAGGCGGAATCCTGGAAGGCCGAGCGGCTGGCGAAGGGAGCGGCCCGGCAAGCTCGATACTGGAAGGGGAAGCAACGTCATCTGACGTCACTGACGTCAGTCGCAATAGAGATTCCCTCCAATGTTATACCCCTCAATAGAGGGAAAGAAGAAAAGGAAGGGAAGAACCTCCCTATAGTGGGCGGCGACCCTGACGTCAGTCTGACGTCAGATTTCAAGGCCTTCTGGCAAACCTATCCCAAACGGGCCGGGAACAGCCGCCGCAAAGCCGCCTTTGCCGCCTTCAAGGCAGCGCTCAAGCATACTTCCGCTCAAGAGATCGTTGCCGGGGCTGCCCGTTATGCGGCGTATTGCGATGGGGAAGAAAAGACCGGCACGCCGTTTGTGCAGCAGGCCGGGAATTGGCTCAAAGATCATGCATGGGAGGAAACCTATGAGCGTAGGCAGACGAAACGAGAATTCAGGGAAGCCATCGGCCGGGAGGAAGATGGCGAGTGCAGCGGCGAGGGCTATATTGGCCCGCTATACAGCTGGCGAGAACGCATCGAATGATTTTTTCCTGGAGCTAGTCGGAATCCTTCAGGAGCAGACGCCGATCATGGTCGATATGATCCAAGACCGCTACATGGGGGTCACCGCCAAGCATCCGCACTACATCCCGTCAATCGGTGAAGTGGTGGCGCTGATTGATCACTTCCAGGCCGAGATCGATATCGCGACAGAAAGGGCGCTTAAGGATTACCACAATAGACCCTACACGGGTGATCCTGATGCGCCATGGGCTCCGCAAAAGCGGGGCGAGCCGCGCTATGCCTATCTGCAGCGCAAATATGCTCACCGCATCAAGGTGGAGTACAAATCAACAGAAGGCATGGCATTGCGAAATTACTACCGCGCCAAGGCTGGGCACGAGCCACCGAATTATCCGCATGGGTACTTTTATTTCGAGCCGTCAGCCATCGACATTGCTGTTCAATGGGATCAGGAGAATAAGCGGGAATCCGCGCCCCGACCGCCCTTCCGGCCCTTCCCGAAGCTCTGGGAGGCCTTCGTGGACGAGCCTGACCTCCTGGACCCCCAGAAGAATCTCCTCACCTTCGCCCAATTATTCGATGCCTCGCGCGCCCTGGCGACACGCGGCAAGGATGCGGCGCGCACCATACTGGATCCAGGCCGATGAACATGGCTGACGGTTTATACCAAGTGACCACCAGCTATCTATGCGCCGGGTATGTCATCGAGAACGGCAAGCTGACCGCGTGCGCGCCAATCTTGCGCAAGCGTTTCAGCTATTGGGCAACCATCGCGAGGTTTATCTGTCGATGAAATTCATTCGCAATCCCAAGCCGGTGACGGCGCAGCGTTCACGCGCCCGTCATCTTGCCCACAAGCGCAAGGCCAAGCCCGCCCCGCCGCCGCCCGATGAGGTTTCGCTATTGCTCGATCATCTGATTGAGGCTATGGGACGTTTGTCACCAGGGGCACTTGTCGATTATCTGCAGTGGAGGAAAACCCATGTCGAGAATAGACATCGAGCGCGCCGAGTGGTCGGAGATCCTGAAACTGACAAAACAGCTGATGGGGCAACTTGATGAGTTTATCGACCTTTGCCTCGATGAGGGTGATATCAAGGAGGCCCTACATTGGGCGTCCTTTGAGACCCAGATTAAGGCGCATGTACCGCTGATCGAGGAGCTAGCGCGGCTGCAGGAACTCCACAAGCTCGTGGAGGAGCCGGAATCCGACCACGACAGTTGATCCGTATGCCCCTTGAGATTATTAAGGGCTTATGGGCAAAGAGCGCTGGTATGTGGTGATGACCAGGGCATCGGCAGAATGGCAGACCCATCGCGAGATTCTCACTACCGGCCTGCAATGCTTCTACCCGATGACCGTGGCAACAGGGCGCCGGGGCCGATGGTCTCAGGGCGTCGTTCGCCCACAGTTCCCAGGTTACTTGTTCCTCGGCCTGGGAGAAGGCGAGACGGTTGACCGGGTAAGGCGGCTGACCGGGGTGCGTGACTTCCTGCGGACCGCAGGCTCCATGGTGGTGATGCCCCCGGCTCAGTTGGAAAGGTGTCGAACAGTGTGTGACGAGCGCTTCAAGGACAGCTTCCCGAAGCTGAACAAACAGACCACGGTGAAGCCGGGAGACTGGACCACGATTCCGAGTGGACCTTTCAAGGGCGTGCCGGTCGAGGTCAAGGCGATTGACAAGCGGGGCCGGATCAGCGCATCAATCGGCAACCTGGAGGTTACCTTCCAGACTTGTGCTGCACCCTGAAAGTGCACCGCGCTGTGCGAAGCTTGAGCAGGAAAGGCTTGAGACATGACGAGATCCGAGTTCATCACCGAATATTTGAGACGCGAGGGCCTGCCCGACAGTTGTCGGACTGTCACCGGATTCAAGACCCGTGAATTCGAGCGTGTTGCGCTGCCGTGCAACTGCGGACTGCCGGAATGCACCGGCTGGGCCATGGTGCCGCCTTACGATGCCCGTAAGCACGAAAAGGTGTTCGGCATGGGTCAGATGATGGGCCTTGTGTCCTGATGGCGCAGACCTCGCCCACCTGGAAGCTGGTCAATGTGCTCGATGAGCCCGGCGGTAGCCAATGGGTCAACATGTATTACATAGTGCGGATGCGGCCGACACCGCGAGGCACGGTTCTGTTTTTTGCGGATGCCACCCGCACCATGGTGGAAGGGACACCGGACAATCTGGTGCCCGCTTACGACCCGGTGGTTCAGCCTTTGCCTGCCGCTCTTCCAGAGCAGCTGCCTTGGGAGAGCACTTGGAATCCCGAGACCCCTGGTGAGGCGGATTTCGCCGTCCCGCCGGACATCGGTCCACAATAGTGGATCAATGCTAGCCTCATCAGGGACTACCTTTCGCACCGGAGATTCACCTCCCCAGTGCGGAAAAGCCCGGCGAGTGAGGCCCTTTTCCTCACCGCACCAAGCTCTTCGCGGTGCTTGGCAGGTGTTCCGGGGACCGTAAGGCCCGGATGGGCATCCTCGCCGGGTGCAATTTCATCACCAGCCCAGAACTGGTGAAACGGCCGGAGCCGGGATCGCCTAACCCAGTAAGTGCCCCTCACTTGGGTAAGCCGCACATGCCCCGGTTCCGGCCTAACCCTTCGATCCGCTACCCTGGAGCGCAACGCCAGCAGGTAGGGCTCGAGCCCTGGGGGCGGCCAAATCCCCCGCGTGCATTGGACCGTCTCAGGTTCAGCCGCTCCCAGGGATTTTTACGTGAGGTTAATTTACAAATGCCGCGCGGCAAGCCATTTGCCCACCCACGGCGCAACAGCCCAGGTCGCCCCAAGGGTGCGGTCAGCAAGGTCACCTACGACATCCGCATGATCGCCCAGGAGTACACCCCGGACGCGGTCAAGCTCCTCTGGAGCATCGCCAACAAGCCCAAGACACCGGCCGTGGCCAAGATCCTGGCCATCCGCGAGATCCTCGACCGGGCGCACGGCAAGTCCATCCAGCCCCTCACCAACGGCACCAATGGCGCGGGCGTCATCGTGGAGCTAATCACTTTTGCAGATGCCCTTAGACGCCCCGCAATTGAGCACCAGCGGCCGGAAGCGGATCACCCTACCCGCAATGGGGTGGACGCCGAGACCGTATCAGGCGCCCCTCTGGGAGTACCTGGAGACGGGCGGCAAGAGGGCGATTGAGGTCGCCCATCGGCGCTGGGGCAAGGACGAGATCGCCCTGCACTGGGCGGCCATGGCGGCGCATCGCCGGGTCGGCAACTACTGGCATTGCCTGCCCGAGTTCGCCCAGGCCAGGAAGGCGATCTGGACGGCGATCAATCCGCACACCGGGCGGCGCCGCATTGACGAGGCTTTCCCGCTCGAATTGCGGGCCAATACCAATGATCATGAGATGTTTCTGCGGCTGCTGAACGGCAGCACCTTTCAGGTCATCGGCTCAGATAATTACGAGACCCTGGTGGGAACCCCGCCAGCGGGAATCGTGTTCAGCGAATGGGCCAGGGCGAACCCTTCCGCCTGGGCTTATCTGGCACCAATCTTGGTGGAGAATGGCGGCTGGGCGGTCTTTATCACCACACCGCTCGGCCGCAACCACGCCCTGCACACGCTGAACCTGGGGCGCGCGACGCCCGACTGGTTCGCGGAGGTCTCGACGGTCGAGGATTCCGGAGCGATACCTCTCGAGGTTGTAGAAGAGCAACGTCGGGAGTATCACCATATCTATGGCGAGGATGCCGGTGACGCACTTATACAACAAGAGTTCTGGTGCTCGTTCGAAGCGGCCATATTGGGTTCGTATTACGGCAAGCTCATCGTCCAGGCCGAACGCCAGGGCCGCATCACCCGAGTGGCATACGACCCAGCCCTACCTGTCCATACCGCCTGGGATCTCGGTAAGGGCGCAAATATGGCAATCTGGTGCTGGCAGATCACCGGCAATGAGATACGGGTGCTGTGGTCGATCAACGGCGCTCATGATGAGGTGATCCCCGACTGCGTCGCCAAGCTCAACCGCCTGCCGGTCACGACCTGGGGCTATGACTACGTGCCCCATGACGCCAAGGTGCTGGAGCTTGGCACCCGCAAGACCAGGGTCGAGGCATTCGGTGACCTGGGCCGCAAGCCGCAGCTGGTGCCGGAGCACCGGGTCGAGGACGGAATCCATGCCGCAAGGCAGGCGCTGCCGGTGTGCTGGTTCGATGAGGAAGGGTGCCGCGAAGGCCTGGAGGCCTTGCGCCAGTACCGGGCCGCCTGGGACCCGGACAAGCGGGTGTTCCGCAACATCCCTGAGCATGATTTCTCCAGCCACTATGCCGATGCGTTCAGGTATCTGGCGATGTCCTGGCGCCGGATCAAAGCCGATCCGCCGCCGAAGCCCAGGGGCCGGACGATTCACGAAATGACGCTCGATGAGGCGTGGAAGCTCCGCGAGCCCGAGCGGCCGGGCAGGATATAATTCAACTTCTCGAGAGCCGACCAGGATATAATTCCCGGCAACCCAATCCGAAAAATCCGGGTTCTTGGCAACCAGGGACGAAAATCGCATGTACGACGACAACCCCAACAACGAGCCATCGGCTCCGAAGAACAGCGCTGACCTGCAGCGCAAGTGGCTGAAGAATATCGAGACGGCCGAGAAGTATTTCCGCGACTGGTTCGAGAAGTCGGACAAGATCATCAAGCTTTACCGCAAGACCAGCGCCACGACTTCTTCGAAGCGGGCCTTCGCGATGCTGTGGGCCAACACTGAAGTCATGAAGCCGGTCGTCTATTCGCAGACGCCGCAGCCTGCGGTCGGCCGACGTTTCAAGGACCGCGATCCGGCGGGCAAGACGGCGTCCGAGATCCTGGAACGCGCTGCGGCCTACCAGTTCGATCTCAATGGCGTTGACCGGACGATCAAGAATGCCCGCGACGACATGCTGCTGCCAGGGCGCGGCGTGGTGTGGGTGCGCTTCGTCAAGGACGGCACCCTGGCGTTCGACTATGTGAACTGGCGGGATTTTCTGCACTCCCCGGCGCGCAACTGGCCGGAGGTGACCTGGGTCGCCAAGCGCACGTGGTTCGGCAAGGAGCAGATCAAGAAGCGGTTCGGCATCGAGGGCGCTAAGCTGGCCAAGCTGTCGCCGGATTCCGTGCCCCGGTCGAGCGGCATGACCGACGACGAACGCAAGGCGCTGGAAGGCAAGTATGCCATCTGGGAGATTTGGGACCGGACGCAGGAGAAGGTGATTTTTCTCACGCCATCGAGCGATGAGACATTGGAGATCATCGATCCCTATCTGACGCTGACCGACTTCTGGCCGATGCCGGAGCCGATCTATGCGACGATGACGACCGACAGCATGGTCCCGGTGCCGGACTATCAGTATTACCAGGATCAGGCGGAAGAGATCGACGATCTCACCCGGCGCATATCGAGCCTGACGGATTCACTGAAAGTTGTCGGCTTCTACCCACGCGGCCAGGAGGATTCGGCGGCCATCGAGAAGGCCCTGGAGCCGGGCGTCGAGAACCGCATGATCGGGGTGGAATCCTGGGCGGCATTTGCCGAGAAGGGCGGCGGCAAGGCCATCATCTTCCTGCCCATCGACATGGTCGTGGCCGTGATCCAGGCCTGCGTCGAGCTTCGCCAGCAGCTGATCCAGGACGTCTACCAGATCACCGGCATCAGCGACATCATGCGCGGGGCGACGGACCCCAACGAGACGCTGGGCGCCCAGCAGCTGAAGGCGCAGACCGGCAGTGTGCGGGTGCGCGGTCGGCAGCAGGAGGTGCAACGCTTCGCCAGGGACATCACCAAGATCTCCTGCGAGGTCATGGCGGAAAAGTTCTCGCCACAGACCTTGATGGTGATGACCAATTACAACACCCAGGAGAACGCCACACCGGAGAAGGTGCAAGAGATCGAAGCGGCGATGCAGTTGCTGCAGAACGACCAGCTGCGCGACTTCCGCATCGATGTCGAGACCGACAGCACCATCCAGCCCGACGAGCAGGCCGACAAGGAGGCCAGGGTCGAATTCCTCACTGCCGTGGGCGGGTTTATCCAGCAGGCGATGCCGGTGGCGCAGGCGATGCCAGCGCTGCTGCCGATGATTGGCGAGTTCATGCGCTTCATGGTGCGCGGATTCCGCGCCGGGTCGCAGCTGGAGGACGTAATCGACAAGACAGTCGATCAGATGCAGCAGCAGGCCGAGCAGGCAGCACAGCAGCCGCCGCAGCCGCCGCCGGAGCAGCAGAAGGCCGAGGCCGATATCGAGGCCAAGAAGGCGGTGAGCGCGGTCGATCTGCAGCATACGGAAGCGAAGAACAAACTGGAGCTTCAGCAGATGCAGCAGAAGCATGATGCCGAGATGGCGCGGGGTGCTGCGGCGCACCAGCAGACGCTGCAGCAGGGCGAGCAGGCCAATAACGCCAAGCTGCGGGCCGGGCGGAATGAGGCGATTTTATCGCTCGCTGCTAAAGGAAACGGCAAAATTCCGCCGGAAATGGCAGAAGGGGCCGAACCGCCCCCCGATCCGATCTCGGAGATCGCCACCGCCGTCACTGCTGCGATGCAGCAGGTGGCGCAGATCATCGACCAGGGCAACCAGCAGCTGGCACAGCTGCTGATGCAGAGCAATCAGCAGATGGCACAGTTGATCACGGCGCCGAAGAGCATCACGACACCGGACGGCCGGACCTACACAGCGCAACCGCAGATCGTTGGAGGAGAGCAGAATGGCGCTAGCAACCCGAATTTCTAATGCTGCCGCTAAGGCGGCGTGCGATGCCATCGTCGATCTGTGCGATGTCGGCGGCGCTGGCAAGCTGCGCATCTATGACGGCACCCAGCCGACCGATGCCGATACGGCAATCGGTGCGCAAGTCAAGCTGGCTGAGTTGACGCTTGGCAACCCGGCATTCGGGGCGGCGGCTGATGCCAATCCTGGCGGCCGGGCGACGGCCAATGCTGTCACGGCGGACACCAGTGCCGACGCCACCGGCACGGCGACATGGTTCCGGGTCGTCAACTTCTCTGGCGTGACCTTGTGGGATGGTTCGGTGGGGACATCGGGCGCCGACATGAATCTCAACAGCGTGTCGATCACCCTGGGCGCCAATGTCAGCATCTCATCGTGGACCTTCACTGTTCCAGAAACATGATTAGATGGCCCTCAGTTTCCGCGCTGTCAGTGCCGTTACGCAGGTTCTGTCCGGCGACATAACACTTGTCGAACCGACCGGCGCGGCGACTGGCGACCTGCTCGTTGCGGTCATTGCCTACCGGTCGAATGCCGCCTTCGCGCTGCCAGCGGGCTGGACATCTGTTGCGGAAGAGAACCAAGGCGACATCCAGACGGTAGCGGCGGGCATATCGTCGATCAAAGTCGCCTATATGGTGCGCGGCGCAACGGCGCCGAGCTATCTGTTCACCCGCACCGGCGGTGATGTGGCGCGCGGCAGTGTCGCCGCCTATCAGCCGACACTGGGCGGGGTTCCGACGCTCGACAGCGTAAGCTCGACGACGATGGGCGCTAGTGGTGGCGTCCTGACGCTGCCCAGCATCACCACGACGAATGCCGGATGCGTGATCATCGGCTGCATGTCGGGCGTGCGCGGCAATGCCAGCCCGAACTGGTCATTGCAGGCGAATGCCACCGATCCGACGACGCATGCTGAGCGCCAGGACACATCATCGACTGGCGGCGCCGATCTGTCGAGTTCGATCTCGGATGCGCCGCAGGCGGTGCCGGGGGCGACAGGGGCGTTTACCGCGACCTGCGTATTCAGTGGCCGCCATTGCGGCGCCCTGGTGGCGTTCTATGAAGTCATCGGGAATTTTCCGACTATCGTCAATGCGGTGACGACGACCACCAGCACCACGTCGCACGTTATCAATCTACCGCCCGGCATGGTGGCCGGGAATATGTGCATCGTTCAGTTTCTTCCTGGCACTACCGCATCTGTCGTTACATGGCCGGGTGGCTGGACCGTGTTAGCCGCCACCACAACGGCACCCTCGACGCATTTCGCCTATCGCATCATTGACGGGACTGAAGGCGCGACAATAACGGTTTCGTCTAGTGTAGGCACAACGGGCTGTGCCATTGCGAATCATATCAGAGACGCACATCTAACACAGACACCGGAAATTCTGGAGGGTTCTGTGGCGGGTGGAGCGGGCAGCGCCAATCCGCCTGCATTGACAGCAAGCTGGGGGGCGGAGGCAAATCTGTGGATTGCGGCACAATCCAGCACCAATCAAAATGTGGTGACGGGCAACCCCGCTGGCTACACGCTTTTCCCAATCTTCGAGAACACTGGGGGGAGCATCGCGACGGCTGGTCGTACTTTAATTGCTGCCACGGATGATCCCGGTCTTTTTACGTTTGGCGGCACAGCGAACCGGCGCGGAACAACCCTGGTTCTCCGGCCCGCAACAACGGGTGCTTATGTTCCTGGCGACTTTCCGATCATTGCCGATTACGTCGGCACGTCGGACACGACAGCATCAGTACCGCATACGGTGGCATTGCCGACTGGTATAGTCGCAGGCGACCTCTGTCTTGTTATTGCAACAAGTCAAGGAGCTATATCTTGGACATTTCCTGCCGGATGGACAGAAATCCTTGACTCAGGAGGACAACCGACTTTTGGTGCTGCCTATCGTATCTGTGACGGTTCTGAAGGGGCATCGATCACTGTCACGCTGAGTGCCTCGAACTCCATGAATGCCTTGGTCTACAGGATCACAGGCGCCCATCAGGTAACACCTCCTGAAACGGCAGTAGTTGCTCCTGCCACAGCTACATCGAGCAATCCGCCAGCTTTAACGCCTGCCGGTTGGAACCCGGAAAAAACCTTATGGCTCGCTGCGTCTTCTGGTGATGGGACTGTTACGCCGACTGCCTATCCGACTGGATATACATATCATCAGACAACACAAGGCGGCGGAGCTACCGGTGGTCTTGCTGTCGGCGCTTTGCAGCAACTGGCCTTAACACAGGATCCCAGCGTATTTACTTATGCCGCCAGCACGATCCGGCGCGCAGTAACAATAGCAATCAGACCGGCACCGCAAACGGCGGCACCGGTCACCGGCACCATCGCGCAGACTACCGGAATCACGGCGCAAGACGCCTCCGGCACGGTGACGGCAGCGCCAGCGATCACCGGCACGGTCGCGCAGACCCTGGCGCCTGCTCAGCAGGCGGCAAGCGGCATGGTTACGGCAGCGGCAGCGGTTACCGGCACGATTGTGCAGGCCATTACGCGGGCTGCACAGGCACTTTCCGGCACCGTCACGGCAGCACCGGCCATCACCGGAACCGCCGCCCAGACCCTGTCCCCGGCCCAGCAATCGGCATCGGGCACAGTGACCGCAGCGGCGGCCATCAGCGGCACGGTCGTCCAGGCGATAACAAGAGCGGCCCAGGCGGCCAGCGGTACAGTAACGGCGGCTCCGGCCGTCACCGGCACGGTTGTCCAGACGCTGTCACCGGCTCAGCAGGCAGCGACCGGCAGTGTGGCGTCAGCCGGGGCGATCATCGGCCAGATCGACCAGACGATCACCCGAGCGGCGCAAGCCCTGGCCGGGACGGTAACGGCGGCCCCGGCGGTTACCGGGACCATCGTCCAGGCCATCAGCCGAGCCCAGCAGGCCGCTACCGGCACGATGACCCCGTTCACGTCGATGACGGGCATCATCGCCCAGACGGCGCCGAGCGCCACCCAGGCCGCCGTGGGCACGGTGGGCGGCGTGATCCCGGATCAGCCGGTCAGGGGCGGCGGCTTCGCCAACTGGTCAACGGCGGTCGAGAAGAAGCTCCGCAAGAAGCAGAAGGAGCGGAATCGCGAGCGCATCGAGCTTCGCGAGATCCTGGAGCGGGCTTTCCGGGGCGAACCCGAAGATATCGAGATCGCGGCCGAGGACATGACCGATGTCCTGGCTATCGTCACCGACACGTTGTCGGAGCCTGATATCGGAGGATTGCGCGCCGAATTACAAGTGGTAGAAGTAGCCTTGCGACAGGCTCTTGCTGCCCAGGAATATGAGCGGCAGATCGAGATGCAACGTCTCGATGCCATGATGGCGGCCATCCAGGAAGAGGAAGCGATAGTATCGCTATTGGCATGATGAGAGCAGCAGTTGTCCGAACATTGATCGATCTGGGGCTTGAGCACGACGAGGCGACGAAGATCGCTTCCGAGTTGCAGAGTAAGCTCGATGCGGCGGTGCTGGCGCGCAATGCGGCGGCCAGGAACACCCAGCATTGGAACGAGGAGTATGAACGCCTGGATTCCAAGGTGAAGCAGCTGGAGGCTACGCTGGTTGAAGAGCAGGCGGTGCCGCTGCATACGGTCGGAACGAAATGATTTAGCCGTGCAGACCATTCAACCCAAAGGGAGATCCCATGACACAGCCTTTTCTCGCCTGGATTACCCCGCTCGCCAGCGGGGGATCACCTGAACACCCGATTGCTCCGCAACCTCCTGGTATTTGGCCTTCACCGGGACACCCGTCGCATCCCATTGCGCCGGGTGGTTCTCCTCCTGGCATCTGGCCATCGCCCGGCCATCCTTCGCATCCGATTGCTCCGGGCGGCCCGCCTCCAGGCTTCTGGGGCGGCGCACCGCTGCCGACGCCGACGCCTCCCATCGTCCTGCCGCCTTACGTGGAAGGTGGACCGCCGGTCGGCATCTGGCCGAATCCTGGCCATCCATCGCACCCCATCGTGCTGCCAGAACCACCCGAGGCGCCACCGGAAACCGGTGAAGGCGGCGGCAAGCCACCGCCACCCGAGGGCGGCTGGGGCTATCATCCACAATATGGCTGGGGTTATTTCCCGGTCGGATCACCGACCCCGAAATAGGAGACCATCATGCAGCAAGGTGTGCGCCAGGGCGTCCTGAGATCAGGCACCAGTGAACGTTTCGATTACAACGGTGATTGGATGTACCGCGCTGCAGCTGTCGGAATCTCAACAGGCGACTTTAACGGTCGCCTGTTGGCCTGGATCAACTTCCGTTATGGCCAGAACTATGCTGATCTGCCCGGTGCCATGGCCTACATGGCTAGTGTCAATGGTGCAACAAACTTCTCGAGCATGGGAACGTTTGTGCTGACCTAGACCATCCAATGTGGTGGCAGCGGGATCTCAGCCCCGGTCGGCCGCCACAGATGCAGCGTATACGGATGCACATCGATGTGCTCCGCACTCGTCACATGCAGCTGCATCACCGCCTCGTCATCCTTGAAGAACATCCGCTTGATGTGATCCATCTCCTTCCAGGTCGGGCAGCGATCCTTGAGGGACACCGAGACATGTTCCCAGCCATCGCCAGTCGCGGCAATGACCTTCAGCGTGGCGAACTGGTACGGCACAGTGAACGCGCCACAGGTCTCGTCGCCATAATTGCCATAATGGTTCCTGACTTCTTCGCTGCGCTCACGAAGCTTGTCAATTTTACTCTCGTACAAATCACGCATGTGGTTTTCCTCCAGACGGTGATCACACCATGACATCCAAAATCAGTCAATTGCCGCTCGCCTCCGCTGTGGCGAGCACCGACATCATGGAAATAACCGTGAATCCGGCGACCAGCCCGGCCTCGCGCAAGGTCGCCCTCACCACCCTGGCGACGAGCATCGGCGGCATCCCAGAGGCGCCCGCTGACGGCCAGACCTACACGCGCCGGGGCTCGACCAAGCTGTGGGTCGTGCTGCCGGTCAGCGAGCCCGCCATCAGCGCCGGGACCACCCTGCAGTACTGGCGCGGCGACAAAAGCTTCCAGACGCTCGACAAGATCGCGGTCGGCCTCGCCAATGTCGACAACACCTCAGATGCGGCCAAGCCGGTCTCGACCGCCACCCAGACCGCCCTCGATGCTCACACCGCCGCCATCGCCGCCTGCGAGCCGCTGGGCAAGTACATCGCCCTGAATGACCAGACCGGCACCGCCTACACCTTCGCGGCAGCTGACGCGGGCAAGCTGGTTTCCGGCGCCAATGCGGCGGCGATCACCTGGACTATACCGCCCAACACCTCGATCCCCATGGTTATCGGCACCAAGATCGACTGCTGGCAGAAGGGCGCCGGTCAGATCACCTTCGCGCCGGGCGCGGGCGTCACCATCCGGTCGGTCGGCGGCAAGCTCAAGCTGACGGCGCAGTATTCCGCCGCCAGCCTGACGAAAGTGAACACCGACGAGTGGCTGCTGTTCGGGGACATCGCGCCGTGAGGCCTATCGGTTTCTATGGCGGCACCACGGTCCTGCCGCAGCTGGTGACGACGATCACCGCCGTGGGCGCGAATATTCCGGCCGGATCTGGCAGCGGCCTGCTGCAGGCCGGGGACTACATGCTGCTCTTCGAAAGCCCCAGCGATACGAACAGCATGGGCGTGGCAACGCCAGCGGCGGGCTTCACGGTGATGGGAAGCTCCGACCAGATGTCGCATTCCTTCGCGGGCGATCCGCGCGAATTCTGCCGGGTCGGGCAGTGGTGGAAAAAGCTGGCGGCAGGCGACATCACAGGCGGCAATACTGCCGCCGCCATCGCCTGCTATGGCGTGGGCGCCAGCGGCACCTCGCGCATCGGCATGATCTTCCGGGTGCCAGGGACCACGACATGCGCGAACTCGACCAAGCTCCTGGCCGTCACCGATGGCACCAATGACCTCAACCAGACTGTGGAGCACTCGCTGGTGCCGACCGGCCGGTCCTATGTCGGGCTGACCATCATCCGCATGTCGGCCAGCTACATCACCTTCACCGGGGATGGGACGGTTGTTCGGAATCCGCTGCTGTCCGGCACCACCACCACGTCGAACCTGGGCGAGCATCAAGTCAGGTGGCGGGCGGGGGTCGGCCCGAAGGCCAACACCAATTCGTTTGTGTCGCCCAATGGCACCATCTGGAACCGGCTCGACACCATGATCGTGACCTTCATCCCATGACCGTTATCATGAGAATCCGGCACGGCGTCAGGGGCGATCCGGGAGGAAAGAGCGATTTCGTCCCTACCCCCCAGGTCATCCGCGACCACCTGGATGACATCGCCTCACCCATCGACGGTAAGCCCCAAAGCTCGAAAAGGGCTTACTACCGGCAGCTGCGGCAGGCCGGATGCGAGATCAACCCGGAATCCACGGTGAAAGACAGCAACCGGCCCGCGCACGACACGTCCGGCCTCAAGGCCGAGATCGCGCGGGCTCTCAAGGGAGAATAAAGGATTTTAAATCATGGCAGACCCTGAGATCCCCGGCGGCGCCACCCCGGCACCGGCCGATGACCTGCGCTCGACCCTGGAAGCGGCGTTTGCCGCCGATGCGGAGCCCCAGGAGGGCGTTTCCGAGATTCCGGGTGCTGAGCAGCCTCCCCCGGTCCCGACCGACCCTGCAGCCCGCCCCAGGGACGAGCAGGGCAGGTTCACCGCCCGTCAGCAGGCCGAGCAGGTGGCGCGCGAGGCCCAGCAGGCCATCCGCTCGCCCCAGCCAGGGCAACAGGGGCAACCTGGGCAACAGGCGCCAGCAGTCCCGGTAGGGCCGCCGCCGGGCTGGTCGGTGGCCAGCAAGGCCGCCTTCGACAAGCTCCCGGAGCCGGTGAAGGCCGACATCCAGAAGCGCGAGACCGAGATCGCGCAGGGCTTCGCCAAGCTCGCTGAATACAAGCCGCTCGACGCCTGGATCGACATGGCGCGGCAGCAGCAAACCACATTGCCCGAGGCGCTGGAGCGCTACGTGGCCGCCGAGAACCTGCTAGAGGCACAACCTATCAATGGGATTCTGTGGCTCTGTCAGCGCTACCAAGTGCATCCCGCCCAGCTGTTACAGGCGATTCAAGGCGAAGCCGGTGGACCTCAACCACCGCAGCAGAGCCCCCTCGATCCTGTCTATGGGCAACTCCAGGCCTTGCATGGCCGCCTGAACGAGTTCGAACAGGAAAAGGAGCGTCAACTGGACCAGCAGGCCTACAACGAGATGGAACAGTTTCGCGCCGATCCGCAGAACCGATATTTTGAGAATGTGCGCTACGACATGGGGCGCCGCATGAAGTTTGCCGACCTCAACGGCGAAGTCATGGACCTCCAACAGGCTTACGACGAGGCTTGCTGGGCACATCCCGAGATCCGCCAGCTGCTTATCAATGAGCGGCAGGCACAGGCGACAGCACAGCGCCGCACCCAATCGAACGGGTTAGCGGCCAAGGGTCTGCCACCCGGCTCGCCCATTGCCGGTGGAACGCTGAGCAATGAGCAGCCTGCCGCAACCCTGCGCGAGGAGATCATGCGATCATTCAATGCCTCGCGCGTTTAAGGAGTGAACCAACATGGCTTCGCCAAATCTGAGCGAGATCATCACGACCACACTCCGCAATCGTACCGGCAAGCTGGCCGACAACGTGACGAAAAATAACGCGATCCTGCTCAAGCTTTCGGGCAAGGGCCGTGTTAAACCTGCGTCAGGCGGTCGGACCATCGTGCAGGAACTCGAATATGCGGAAAATGGCACGTTCATGTATTACAGCGGCTACGAGCCCCTGAACGTGTCAACGTCAGATGTCATCACGGCGGCTGAGTACGACTGGAAACAGGCGGCGGTCGCGGTGACCATCTCAGGCCTGGAGCAGCTGCAGAATGCGTCGGATGAGAAGGTCATCGACCTTCTGGAATCCCGCATCGGCAATGCCGAGAAAACCATGTCCAACCAGATCTCGGTTGGTCTGTATGGCGACGGCACCGGGTCGAGCGGCAAGGCTATCGGCGGCCTGCAGCTGCTGGTGGCTGACACGCCGACGAGCGGCACGGTGGGCGGCATCAGCCGTCTCACCTACACGTTCTGGCGTAACTATAGCTTCGATGCCACGACTGACGGCACCGCAGCTGCGACCAGCGCCAACATCACGTCCTACATGAACCGTGTCTACCTCGCAACAGCGAGGGGCAGGGATCATCCGGACCTGATCATCGCTGACAACAACTACTACAGGCTCTATCTGGAATCCTTGCAGACGATCCAGAGGGTCACCAATACGGAGCTTGCCGCTGCAGGCTTCGACAACCTGAAATATATGGGGGCTGATGTCGTCTATGATGGCGGCATCGGTGGCGGTTGCCCCGCCAACCACATGTATTTCCTCAACACCGATTACATCTACTACCGGCCGCACTCGGCCAGGAACATGGTGCCCATCGGCGGCGAGCGCATGAACACCAACCAGGATGCAATTGTGAAACTAATTGGTTGGGCGGGCAACATGACCCTGTCAAACGCGATGCTGCAGGGCATCCTCAAGGATTAAGAAAGGAGGATATCATGACCAACGTCTCACCGAGCGCACGTTCGCCTGTTTTGGGCGTCGGGCCATTGTCGGACATCTATAACGCGACGGATTCCGGGTTCAATCAGATCTCGCCCGGCACCATCGTTCGCGCCATGAACGGCAAGAACTACATGTTCGTGCAGGCATCGGCAGGCATTGCCGATGATACGGCGGCGATTGTCACTGTGGGGGGTACGCCAGCGGCGCCGACCTTCACGGCGGCAGGAGGCGCTGGAGCCTGGACGACACGGTCGGGGGCAGTCACCACCGGCCAGCGCTTCTGGATCGAAGCGAACGCAATCTAAGCTGCTTTCTCCTCCCTTGGAGCAGCAGAAACTGGCGGGGCGCGAGCCCCGCCTATTTTCAGTCCATGCGGGAGATTTCGAAGGTGCCGTCCTTCTGGACGATCACCACCCAGGCATGGGGATAGATGAGGATAAGCTCGTCACGCAGCGTGGTCATGGCCAGGGGTTTCAGCGGCGGATCGCCGGGATAAGCGATGACGCAGCCATCGGGATTCAGCGACCACTTCTCCATGGGGCGCCAGCCGCCACCATGGGCATAGTTGCTGTCGAATTGTTCGGCCGCCGGGCGGTCGTCATCCTCACTGAGGAAGGACGGAACCTCCCCGATCATGTCGGGGTGGGTGCCGGGTCTTACTTGCCAGATCATCATGGTGATTTTCTCCTTCACCGGTTGGGATCGTAGTTGTCGAGTTTATGCACTGAGGCGGTAATAGCTCCCTTCTGGGCTTTGCTTCTCTTGGAGCGGTTGCAGTAGGCCTTCCGCCCGAGGATCTCGGCCAGCAGCTGCTCATCGATCTCGAACTCGACCGCGACAAAGATGGCTACACGGGTCTCCGGGTCCATCATTCTGATGACGCGGTTGATGTGAGTCATGTCCTTCACTTGCTGACCTCGCGGTTTTCGAGATCTTCCTCCGTCGCCTCAGCGAACAGATCGATATAGAGGCCGTCCATGTATTTCTTGACGGGCAGCGGGATGTTGCCATCGGGAAAGCGGCGCTCGATGGCGGCGACGAAGCGCAGGTAGGTGGCGAGGGGGGTGGCTTTCATCTCAGACCTCCACCGCCCAAGCCTGGGCGACCGAGAAGCCGAACTGCGGGCCTTCAGCAATGGCGCGGAGGACACCAGCTTCGGGATGGCGAACCCAGTGAAAGGCCAGGATTTCGTCGCCTTCCTTGGTCTTGATCCAGATGGCGTAGGTGGGGCGGGTGGTCATCGGTTTTTCCTCTCGATGGGTTGACAATGATCACTAGATAACAAGCGGCGCTTGTATTTACAAGAGGTATTTATGCTCGACCCCACAGATTTTTCGCAGATTGAATCCGAGATGATGAACCGGCACCAGCGCCGGTCAGAACTCAATCTCCGCTTCTATACCGATGCCATTGAAAACAAGACGCAATCCCTAGAAGCCGGACGGCCGATCTACATGCAGATCGACTTCGTGGCCATCAATGTCCCAGGCTCGCGCGATGAGGTCATCCGCAAGGTCGATGCCGAAATAAAGCAGCGTTTTGGACCCCAGTATGAGCATTGGAAAAAGACCCAGGAGCAGCCGACCGAAGGCCAGCCGCTCGACATGGTGCCCTGGCTCAACGTCGCCCAAATCCGCGAATTGCAGGCCCTCAACATCAAGAGCCTGGAGCAGCTGGCGGGCTTGAGCGACACCGCCATCCAACACATCGGCATGGGCGGCCACGACCTCAGAAAGAAGGCCCAGGCCTACATGGCCAGCGCCACCGGGTCGGCCGAGGTGCAGCGCCTCATCACCCGGATCTCCGAGCTAGAGCGCGAGAATGGCCGCCTGCAGGATGTCGTCAAACAGATCAACCAGCGCTATGAGGCGCTGGTCGAGCAGACGAGGGCCCCGATTCCGGTTACTACTGTAGCACCAGCGCCAGCCGCACCGGCATCCGAGCCTCGTTACGACATCGCGGAGTTGATCCGCGCTGAAGTAGCCAAAGCCCTACAACCAAAGGAGCCTGACCATGAATGAACGTAATGCAGTCTTTACAGTCGGACCAAGGTTCTTCGTCGGAGAAGACGGCAAACTCATGTTCGAGAACGTGATCGACGGCGGCAATGTCGTCGGCCCGCGCGAGGCGACGGAAGAGGACAAGGAGAAGTTTGCCGAGGCCCTGAAGAACATGGCACCGGCCGCCAAGTCCGATGTCGAAGAGGCCCGGCGCAAGCTAGCCGAGCTTGAGAAAGCCGCCTCCGCTGCGGCGACGGGTGCTACGGCAGCGAAGGCCGCGACCGACAAGGCCGCCGCCGACAAGAAGGCCGCCGCCGATAAGGCCGCGAAGGAAGCCGCCGACAAAAAAGCAGCGGCCAAGAAGTAATCGTGTCGCCGGTTTCCTCACATGAGGAAACCGGAATCTCTCCGGGGAATCCCATGACATTGCTGACCATCGTTCAAGCCGCCACTATGGCGATCAATCTGCCGCGCCCGGTCTCGGTCATGGGTTCGACGGACCCGCAGGTCATGACCCTGCTGCAGCTGGCCCAGAATTCCGGCCGCGATCTGGCACGCGAATGGCCGTGGCAGAAGCTGACGGTCAGACGGACCTTCAATGCCCTGGCGCAAATCGAGCAGTCGGGCGAACCGCCAGCCGATTACGATAGGTTCGCGGTGGCGCAGCGCATCTGGGATCAGACCCGGCGCACATGGCTGGTCGGCCCTCTCAACCCGGATGAATGGGATCAGGTGCTGACCGCGCCGGTCGCCACCTATCCGAGCAAATGGTGCATGCTGGGCGGGGTGATCCAGATCTATCCGATTCCGGTCCCCAGCGATCAGTTCACCTACACCTACATCACCGAAAACTGGGTGCGGGCAGGCGACAGCAGCGGCGCCGGGTTCGAGCGCATCACTGAGGATGGCGTGTCCCGCCTGACCGAGGATGCCCCGACCGGAGCCAGCACATTCAGCGTCCAGGCCCTGACGACCGGCACCAGCCGCCCGGCCTGGGCCAATGATAGTGATGTGGCCCTGATTCCGGAGCGGCTATTGGAATATGCACTGATCTGGAGATGGAAGCAGGCCAAGGGCTTGGATTACGCGGAAGACATGACAACCTACGAGCGCGAGCGTGAGAAGGCGCAGGCCAGGGATCGCGGCCCGCGCACCATCAACACCACCGCGCCGCCACCCTTTCCCGACAACTTCTTCCCCAGCCTCATCAATTACTGACCATGCGCAAAGCCCTTCGCGCCAATCCGAATAAGACGCCGCCGACCAGGACGGTGCAGGAGGCATCGCCGGTCAAAGGCTGGATGAGCCAAAAAAACTTCGCGGATGCTGACCCGCAATCGGCGGTCATCCTGCGCAACATGTTTCCGGAAGCCGACGCCGTCAGGGTGCGGCGCGGCTGCATCAAGCATGCCTACGGCCTGGGCGGCATTGTCGAGACGCTGATGACCTACACGTCGGCAAGCGCCAGCAAGCTGTTCGCCGCTGCCGCCGGTAACATCTACGATGTCACGGCGGGAGGTGCGGCCGGTGCTCCCGTGGTTACCGGCGCCGCCGGGGCCTACTGGGAAAGCGTCATGTTCGCCACTCCGGCCGGGCAATTCCTGGTGATCTGCAATGGCACCAATGGCGTGCGGACCTACAACAGCACGGCGGGCTGGCAGGATCAGACGGCGGCGATCACCGGCACATCGGGTGCTGTCAATGATTTCGTCTATGTGACTTCGCACAAGAAGCGGCTCTGGTTCGTTCCCCTGGCCTCGACGGATCTCTGGTATCTGCCGACTGAAAGCATCTCTGGTGTGGCGGTGAAATTTCCGGTCGGCGCGCAGCTGAAGCTGGGCGGCTACATCGTCGCCGTCGAAACGTGGTCGGTCGATGCGGGTGACGGGATGGACGACCTACTAGTGGTTGTCTCCAGCGAAGGCGAGCTTATCGTCTATTCAGGCACCGACCCCTCGACCGCCAACACCTGGAGCATGATTGGCGTCTATGTCGGCGGTCAGCCCATCGGACGCCGCTCTCTGTTCCGGGTCGGTGGTGATCTCCTGGTCGTCAACGAGGATGGCGTGCTGCCGATCTCGACCGCGATCAAAGTGGACCGCGCCGTCGCCGGTCAGAAGTCCATCACCGCTAACATCCGCCAGGACTATGTCGATGCGGTGCGCCGCGCGCGCTACCTGCAGGGCTGGCAGATTGTCGTTCATCCGCTGCAGAACCTTGCTCTTCTCAATGTTCCAGGCTCTGGCTCCACACCGACCCAGCAGTTTGCGTTCAATACTACAACAGGCGCCTGGGGACAATATATCGGCTGGAACGCCTCATCGTGGAGTTCATTCGAGGACGGCATTTATTTCGGCGCCGAAAATGAAGTGTTTCGCGCCGAATATGGCGGCAACGACAACACCGTGCCGATCATGATCGAGGCGCTGCCTGCCTTCTCAC